CACGCATCAAGTAGAGCGCTGCACCTGCGGCAGCAAGACCAAGCCCTATTGGACCTGTTAGACCCAGCAAGGCAGCCCTTGCGGCATTCGCCGCTATCGCCGTCGCACCCAACCCCGCATTTAGCGCCAGAGTCGACGTTGTCATTGCGTAAGCCTGCACGGTAACGGAAGCTAGCATCGGCGCAAGTTTAACAGCGCCAAAACCAACGGCGGCGGCTGTTAACAGATCCATGTTTTCGACAACAAGCTCAAAGGCTGGAACCAGCCCTTTAGCCATTAGCTCTCCGTATTCCTCGCCCTCGGCTTTTGCGGTCGCTAGCGCTACGTTCCAACGCTGAGAGAGACTTTCTGACATTTTCTTGAATGCCTCATCAGCCGCCCCCGTGCTATTCTCCATTTGGCCTAGAATGGTGTCGAATTGCTGGCCCGCTCCGCCACTGAAGGCCAAAACAGCATTCAGCGCCTCAACAGAGCCAAAGAGCTGTGCCATCTGCTCCTTATTACCATTTGTGGCCTCGGCCACATTGTCGAGGAAACCAGCTAGACCTTGTGAGGCCAGAGCCGTAGTATCATACTCAAGGCCTAGTTCTTTGGCCAGGTCAGCCGCTTCCTTGGTCGGTTTAGCAACGGCTGTCAAAACCGCGCGAACACCCGTGACAGAGCTTGCGGTGCTAAGACCCTGCGTAGTCAGTGCCGCTATGGACGCTGTCAGCTCAGAGAAGCTAATACCAAGACCAGAAGCAATAGGAACCACATTACCAAGAGTAGCGCCCAGTTCACTTGCTGTCGTCTTGCCAGCCTTAATTCCAGTAAACAAAATATCCGCTGTTCTTGCAGCCGTCAGACCAGTTGACTTATACGCATTCATTGCCGTCGTCAGAGCGTCAACGGACGTTACCATATCCGTTACACCGCCAACGGCTAACTTGTTCGCTGTGTCTAGAATTCTTTGTGCTTCAGCCGCACCACCAGCACCGGCGGAAATCGCTTGGTAATAGGCTTTGACTTGATTGGTGGCGCTGCCACCGTACAAAGTAACAAAGTCTCTAGAGGTCTCTCTAATTCTGGCTAACTCACCGTCAACACCGCTCAATAGTGTTGATGTTTCCGCTAGCGCTCTATCGAATTCGAGAAATGTAGTAAGAGCGGTTCTTACGCCAAAAGCCGCAGAAAACGCGGCCCCCATTTGTTTGGCATTTCGGGCTACATCGTCAAATTCTTTGCCCGTCGCCCGTGCTTGTTTGGCGACTTGGGGCATTCCTTGGTTACCTGCCCTGACGAAACGCCCAAGCTCTTCCCGTGCTCTTTCAGCCGAACCCTCAATCTTATCATTAGTGCCAACAACACCAAGGCCAGCCTGCCGATACTGAGCAGCACCTGAAACGGCACCGCTAGGGTCAAACGCTAGGCCTACTGTTCTTACTGACATTTGACAAGTGTTCCTTGTACACAGACGCCAACGAACGCATTACAGAAATAAACACTTCCCTTTGGTAAAAGGAGGTGATTTCGTAATGTTTCATCAGAGCCAATATTGATGGCATTTTAAGCGGGTTATCGAGTGTGATCTCGCCCGCGAGGTGCCAAAAAGCGCGATAATAAAATTCGAGCCCTTGGCTTAATTTGGGGGCCTTAACAAGGCATTTAGGCTGATGGCTGTAATCAGCTCTAGCTAGTTCAATATGCCAGTCTATATGCTGGCCATTCTTTAGCTCCCATTCGAGAGCTTCCTTTAGTTTTTTACCGCTTGCCTCTTAAGCTGGAAGCTTTCTCGCTGAGTGGCCTGTCTGCAAAGCTTATCAAAGATAACGGAGCCTTTTTTGCTGGTCACAAATCCAACGAAGTTATCACGATTGGCGGCAATTGGCTGCCCCCCCGACTTCATTGTAGTACTCCATGAGGCGATACAGGTATCGTGTACCAATTCAGCAAAAAGTCGCCTGCCCTCCTCTTTGGAAAGATCCTCGCCTTTTTCGGCTACAGCCTGAACGGCTGCGCCATTGGTGTATTTCTCATTTTCAGGCGAAAGCCAACGACAAAAGAAAGTCACTGAACCACTTTTACCTTCATCAAAGGTGAATTCCTGGCCTTCGTCGAAAGCTAGGTTGTCGTCGTAGTCGTACTGATCAAGACCGTCGATCTCAAAGGTTGACATCTTTTTCTTTCTTAAATGTGGATTTTGGAAGCTCGATTAGGCCTGAAGCGGCCCACTCTTGCGCTTTATCTTTAGGAACGTCTTCAGGGTTCCTAATTCTGACTTCTTCGCCGTCGATAACGGCAAAAAATGGCTTAACAATTTTCATTAGATACCCCTTGTAATCTTCCAAGTTGCACCAATGCCTGCTTCATCTCTGATTGCGTCCATCGTGAAGTTGATCATAGAGTCGCCGGTGGTTAGTGTCGGCATGTCTGCGTTGATATACAGCTTGGGAACGTTGATTCGATACTTAGAGCCCGCGCTATTGCCTAGCTCGGATGTTAGAGACACTTCGGTGTGGTTTTTAACAGCGTCCCATAGCGCCATATTATCAAAATAGGCTTCTACAGTTACCTGCAACTGAGGCTCTCCAAATGATAACTCCCCAGACGCACAAGTGCCGAGGTGAGGAGTAAATTCGTGATTGTTACTCCAATTGTAAGTAATCTTCTTAACTGTGGCTGTCGCGCCAAGGTTTCCAATCGCCAAATTGGCAAAGCCCGCACAGACGTTGATCACTTCAACAGAACTAGGGTCAGGATAGGTGGCCCCCACCACAGCTGCACCACTGGTGGCTGTCATGCCCATCATGCCAGCTTGCCAGGTGACTTTCTTCTGAAATTCAGCATCAATGGTCAATGTGTTAGCGTGAACGCCGTTGAACCTAAAATGGTTGTTTGTGCTGCCGGTTTTTAGCATTCGCTCCCAAGTCACCGGGTTCCGGTCCTGGGCATTTGTGATGATGTTACTGGTCCAGGTGCTACGAAGAGCGTTTTCAAGCAGCCAGTCTATTTCACCATAAACCATCTCTGCGCCAAGGTTCCCTTCAACGGTGTATCCATCACTAGATACGTGCGTTTGGTCCCCATGTGAGGCTAGGTTTGCTGAACCTTCCTTGATGTACCTTTGATTGATACTGTCTTCGGTAAGGTGCATTTGTTGGAAGACTGGAGTTGCTACAGTTGAGCCCTCCGTGGTTTCTGCCGCCCAGCTGGAACGGCCACGCGCGGCGCGTGCTATATTGGTCATTGACTTAATCCTTTAAGATTTAATGATTGGTCTCGTCTCGAATGAACGGACAAGCGATTGTTCTTGTGGTTAGCTTTTGTCTTGTGGACTCGCCGACGGGATACGGCGTGAAAAACTCAAGATTTGAGAAATGTTTATTAAGAAACACCGCTGAAACGGCGTCGATCAGTTGTGTAAAGCCTTTTTCACCCGCATCTGAAGGCCCATGGATCTGCACCAGCAACGTTCCTGCGTAGCGCCCAATATTATTGCCAGGCGCACCGACGCTAACCGTTTCCCCCCGTCCATTGTCGATATGAAGCTGAATAGAAAATTCGTCTTCCGGCACTACGAATTTATGCCTTGGGTATCCTACCTTCTCAGACCGCCCCCAATTGGTCTTAAAGTGGTCGGTTATATTCTGGCGTTCTGTTTCGTAGCTCATAAACCACCAACGGAAATGCCTAGATCCAGGTGCGCTATCTCTGTCGCAATCGTGTCAATCCAACCTTCTGGGGCCTGCAATGAATGACCTGTCGCGAGCGGAATAGCGTATTCGGTGCTATTGGTAACATAGGTCATTTGAATAGTGCTGACCCCTTCTATTACGGCCTCGCCTTCGGCCACGGTATTAGCTCTAATCTCATTTGTCGTTGTATCATCAATACTGCCAACGCTTACATTCCATTGTGAGCGAAAGTAACCCGTGTTGACGGGGCTCCTTTTAACCGCCTGGCCGAACCCGTAAAGCATGACTGCTTGTAAGTTTTCGACAATGTAATCGGTCTCGACGTATTCCATATCAGCCATCATAGCTGCGTTAGCTTGGTCAACTGTCATCGCCATTATTCTAAGACCAATCCCCAAAGGCCACCAACTTCTACTATGTCGCCGACTTGAGCGACTTTGTATGTGTCGGCACCAACTGTAATCGTGTCTGTTTTTTCGGGGGCGGTTGTGAACCCAATAGCTAAAGCTGGCTTTTGGTTTGGCCCAACTGTTAAAGCTGGGTAATCGTCCATAAGCTGCTTTGACGTGGTGAATATTAAGCGCCCCTCATAAGCTGTCGATGCACCATCTGAAAACGTGTCTGTGGCTGTGTCATGAACGCTGCCGGTCACTTTTGTAAGTGTAGCCGTTTTGACCACACCATCACTAAATTCAATCGCAACGGCGTCAAAAGCCTCTTTGGCTATCTCTGCTACTGTGGTCATGAGCGCAACATCTCAACGGAGTTTGAATTGCTTGTAATGAAGTCACTTAACAGACCTTGAACGGACCTAATTACGGTCCTTGAACTACCTCCGCCAACGAACTTCTTTTCTGTTTCAACAGGCCCAGCTTTAACTCGGCTTTCAGAGATGCCGGTTGTGTCAACTGGTTGTAGGTTAGTCCCTTTTATGGCCTGCAACGCGGCCTCAAAGCAGGCATTCCTAATAAACACAGGTATAGCCGTTGATGACACGGCATAGCCGTTTCTGTCTGTGACGTTGATGCGAGGCCACTCGAGCGCTTGAGCGCTTGTGGCTTTAGTCCCGATAAAGTCAAATTGATGATCAAGATAATCTGTCGCTTTGATCAAAGCAGCCTGCTTGGCGGCATCAGTGCCAGTCCAGGCTGTAATGCTTCTGTCGGCAAAATAGTTATCGGCATCAGACACAGTGCCATAGGAATTTGCACTAGCGCCGCCTACTGTTGTGTCAAAAGCCATAGTAAATTCCCTAAAAGGAGAAGGGGCCAGCCGAAGCCAGCCCCAAATTAGACTACTGGGGTTAGCCCATCAGAATAGCAATATACTCGTCTTTCCAGGCCTTTTTACCCCATGTGGCTGAGACGTTGATCATCATCTTCTGGAAACCTTTGTAGACTGCGATATCAAAGATGAGGCCGGAGTGGTCATCTTGAACAACAAGTCTCTCAGAGGCCGCATCACCACCAGGAGGAACCGCAGGCGCACGCATGGCCAGTTCTAGAGCTGCTTGGTGCATAGCCACGTTTGCCGTAAAGTTGTTACCAACAGTTATGGCGCTGTTATCCGCAACCGCTGTTCGTAGGCCTGGGCCGTTAATGACAAGCGGGGTCGCAGAGGCATCCGCTTTGACAACATAGTTGTTAGCATCGCCGTTGAACGTCACGACATCACCAGCATTAAACGCACCGGACCCCGTGTCAAATGCGATTGACGTGTCGCCAATAGCTAAAGACGCGGAATTTGCGAGACGGCCTGATGCACTGCCTTTTGTGTGCGTCTTAACCTGTGCAGATTCACGCAGTGCTAGACCTTGGAGATCAAGCAGCACGCCTTGGCGAAGCATTTGATCACCGCCAGCTTCGTTTGCCTTCTGCAACTGAGCTAGGTTTCTGAGATTAGTTCCTGCTGCTGAATTCAAAATCAAAGAGGCGCGGCCATCATTTGACGGCATACCGTTATCAACAAGAACCTGACGAACCTTTGCCACATCATTAAAGTTTGATCCAAAAGGCGTTGTACCAGCTGTGCCAACTGCTCGTGACGCGCTCTGGTAAGCCGCCTGTGCCAGGTCAGCTTCAATCTCGTTCACAAGAGCTCGCATTGCCTGCAACACCTGGTCCCCATAAACGGTTTCAAAACCAGAACCATTGTTGACGTGCTTGATATCTTCACCAGTCCATGGGATTTGCACCCCACGTGATTTATCAAGTGTCAGGGTTTTGCTGTCGACCGTTTGATCGGTTCCTTCTGGAATCGTCATAGCTGGTGTCTGGTCCCCAACAGTCGCAGAACGTGTGAAGTGTGACCGGACAGTATCGCCTTTAGCCGCCTGTTCCGAACTGTCGGAGTTGATAGTGCAAGCCGGAATAAAACCGACCAATTCACGGCCAATGACATCTGCACTTTTGTAAATGTCGGCGGCCAAATCAGTAAGAACGTTTGCCATTCTATAATTTTCCTATACCTATTTTAAAGAAAGATTTGGCCAATGGCCAAGGACGCCACTAAGCGCCTAATCAACCACCTTGACGCCTTCCAAAGCTACCTTCTTTCGATCACTGTGTGAAAGAGCCTGAAATTCGTTCATTGTGATTGTTTTACTACCACCAGCGGCACCACCCGGCTTGGGGTTCGGTCCTGTTGGCTTTGCGACGAATCGTTTTCCGTCATCTGTAGAAGCCCAACCCTTAACAAACTCGTCTAGGGATTGCGGGCCTAGATCTGTGTCTACCGAGGCCTTGAAAACACCGTCTGACTCTTCAAGCTCAATCTTAGCCTTGCTCAATAGAAGCGCTTGGGCTGCGTCCTTAAAGCTTGGGTCAATTGACGCTTGGTCGAGCGCGTCCGCCAACCCTTGATGAATAGTCATCTTGTGAATGCTGGCTTTGTACTTCTCATTCTCAGACTTAAGAGGGTCAACAGCAGCGGCCATTTTGGCTTCATAAGCTTTAGCCTGAGCCTCTAGCCTTGCTCGAATTACCTCTTCGTCCGGCCTGCCTTCCTTCGCCTCTGCCGCCTCTTTGAGGGTGTTGTAAGCATCAAGGTTAAAGTCCTCGGGCAAACCGTCAAAACGAGCCTCTAGAGCCTCTTTTTCGGCTCTAAGCTTGTCTCTAGCTGCCCTGTTTGACTTGTTAGCAGTGACGACGCCGCGAACGGCTGGGTGGTTGTCAACGCCTTCGATATCCAGCTTAAAGCCGTCTCCGTCCTCGACGTAATAGGTTTTCAGGCTGTCATCAACGTTGTCTAGGTTCTCTACAGTTGCGAGGATTCCCATCGGGAGTTTCTCCATAAAAAAAGACCGGCATCGCCAGTCTGTTAAAGTTTGATCCATCGGATCGATTGGGCATAAAAAAAGGCCGCCTAAAGCGACCCTCGTTTATCTCTGTGTTAGCGCTCACCAGTCCCAAAGAACATGGTCACAATTCGCGCATCGTGTTTGTTTGTTCCCGCCTACAGGTTTTCCGTTCCTGATATGGCGGCCTAAAGTAACGTCATAGCTTGCTCTGCTGTCACACTCTGGGCATACAAGCAAATCTATGTCGTTTTCAGACTTCTTTCTGTATTCTTTTGGCTTAGCGCCACCTTCGACGATTTTGAGCCTAGACACTTTTTTTTGCCTGCTTCTCCGCCGCCTGCTTTTTGCGCAGCTCCACAAGTTCCGCGTAGCCTCCACGAGCTAATCTCCTCGGAATCAACGCTCTGCCATCTGAGTTCGCGAGATACCCTTTGCGAACGCCACAAGACACAGCTTCGTAAAGCGTGGAGGTACAGCAACTGCCGGAACCAACCAGACTGTGATAATGCTCCCAACAATCTTGCAGCGCGTAAAAAACACACCCCCCATCATCTGTTTCCTCTAGTCCTGCTTTCATCAACTCTGAAAAAAGGTCTTCTACAAGAAATTTTAACTGTTCTATGTCTGGGTGGCTCATGCCGCCAATTTCGCTGCTTCCCAAGCGTCTGGCTCTCTCTGTCTCAACTGGTCTAGTGTTAATTCCTTGCCGTTGCGGTCGACAAATCTATCTAGATCTATCTTGCCTCGACGGAACAATTGAGCCTTTTTAACACCAAGCACGTCTTCTTGAAAGTCCTTTGGCTGTTTTCTTAACCAACTTGAGTAGGTTAGATCACCAGCAACTTGACCATTCATAGAGGCTCTTTGGCCTGCTGGAAGGCCCTTAACCCCCAAGGCACTCCAACTTTTTATGATTGGTATAGTCGTTGATCTGCAATTCAGGTGCGCCGGTGGCCTTGGCCCTTTATCAACATCAAACACCATACCATCACGGCTTCGGCAGATAGCGCTTGTTCTGCCATCAAGTGTTGACACCCACTCGACGCCCTTAATTAAGCGACGGTTTTGTTTGTAAAGCTCGCCTCTAGCGACATTCGAGGTGTGGGTTACAGCTGTTCTAACAACTGTTCTTAGTGAGTTTCTGCTAACCTCTGTGATGCCGTCTTTGTAACGGAGTCCTTTGGTCCCGATAATATCACGAACGATTTGGTCTGTGCCACGCCCTTCGACCCACCCCATACGGATTTTATCGCGAACCCGTTTAAAAGCACCTTCCTCAAGATCTCTATAGGTGTCTTTTAGTAATCGCCCCTGAAACGGCCTTGCGTGAACCGCCGCATAAAGATTGTTGGGCGAGACGCCCACAAATTCCCACTTCATGGGCAATGCGTTTTGAATTAGGCCCGTGTGATGCCCGAATTCGTACTTTGCAAACTCTTTTAGTTCCTTGTCCAAGTTGGCTGTTAACGTCGTGTAACCTTCTTTAACAATCACCCTGATTGCTTCGAGCATAAGCTGCAATCGGCGCTCTGTAAACGGCGCGCTGCCGATTTGACGGGTGGCCAAATCATTAGCTATCCGGTCATCAACGCGATTAAGAAGAGCGATCATCTTCCTAATGGTTGAATCAGAATAGCGCCTAATCCCTATCTCATGCCGTAGGACGTTATTAAGGATCTCCTCATTAACTGTCGCCATCACGACCAGCCATGCTTAAGTCGGGGCTTTCCTCTAATATGAGGTCTTCTTCATCCTCAAAGCTGCGTTCTCCGTCGATGACACCACCACGCTTAAGATTGTCAAACAGAGTAAGCTTTGAATAAGCGCCAGACTGCCAGCCTGAGACTAGAGCAAGAATCTCTTGAGGCGACAATTCAGGGTCGACAAATTCTGTATTTGGTTCAACGGTTACTTCATCTGGGTTAGAGCCAGACCAGATAGCTGTGTATTGCAGCAATTGCTCAAGAGCCGCGGCTGACGACTTTGAGATCGTTGTAAGCGTGGCTCTTTGTGCGCCAAGGCGAAGAGAGATGGCGTCGCCGCTTTCTGCCGCTCTGTTGTTGTCTGCGAACAACTGAGCCCCAAACATCACGCCACGCTCTAGTGTGTCTTTAATCGCTTCTTTTTGTGCGCCAGCACCAGAACCGCTAAATTCTAGATACTCCGCCTTTGAGCCTTCGCCTGGCAAAATCCAAAGAGAATTACCCCCTATGGTCTTTGGGGCGTCTTCCTTTGTAACGCCTGTGATGACCGGCTGCGGACTGCTGGTCCAGTGCAGAGTGCGTCTATAGTCTGCATCCAGAGTATAAGCCCTAATTGCCAAACTCGCCAAACCAGATAGCGGAACCTCGTCAACATTACTTGACAGGTCAAAGGTGCCAGCAAAAACCACTGGGAAAACGTTTAACCCGTTCCTGCCGTTGATAGTAGCCAGAACTTCCTCTTGAGGAATGAACTCGTCTTTTTTGTGGTCTTCTTTAACCCACAAACGGGAGGTGAAGACTCCGGCCTCATTTAGATAGCACTCTCTGAACTTCCTAACTTCGCCCCATTTGCCCGTTTCCTGGTCTCTTTCGGAGCCAGATTCATCAAACAAGGCCCAATTTGTGTCCCAGTTTGTGCATGACTTGGCACCATACCCGGCCAGATACATTTGCCCGCCTTCACTTACCCCAGGCATCATAACAAAACGGCCCTGCCGCAACAAACTAAGCGTAATTTGCTGATGGAATAATTGAAGTGTCAGACCGTCTTCTGTGGCCTTGTCCCTCAAATACTCCAGGGCTTTAGGCAGTTTTATGTTTGTGTCTTCTTTGTGAATCAGGCCCGCTGAGCCCCGAATTGTCGGCGCTACGATCTCTGGGAATTCGGCTAAAGCTTTGTATGCGTTAAAGGCGTTTGTTTGTTTGATTTTGTCGGCAATCACCTTCATGCCGGAAGGCATAGGAAGATAGATTTCGCCCTTTGCCTTGATGGCGTCTTCCCCTGCAAAAGCGTCATTCATTCTATTCCACAAAGACAGGTTACTGTCATATTGTGGGTGCGTCGCTTTTACATCCAGCATTAATAGAAGCCTTCTATCTCGATCTCTTCGAACTCGCCAGCACTAGCCAGCTCATTAAACGCACGTGACGCTGCGTCTACTTGGTCCTTAAACTTCCCAAATGGGAAAACCACCAATTCGTCTAAGAATTCTTTGTTCCAAGCGCCTTCCAGAATATCCACATTCCCCGCCTCTGCTTGTGCCGCCAATGGCTCGGCCCTTGTTTGCTTGTCGCCACTTTCCGGTGTGGCTTTGTAAGTAAAACCCGCTAAGGCCCTAACCAAATATGACGCTTGGGCTTTGCCCGCCTGCCCTGGATCTTGCGGCAGAGACCCCCTCACAGACACGCCATCCTGGGATGCTGTGTTCTTAAGCAAGCGCTCGACTTCGGCTGCTGTGCCTTGAATTCTGGTGCTATCAGCTATGATAAAGCGGCCATTTGGCGTGCGCCCTATTTTTACGCCGGCTGTCCAGGCTGCCTTTTCGTCTTTTGTCGCGGCCAAATCCCAACCACGGACAAATCTTGTCCCTGCTGGCACAGCCCTAACGACATTAAACCAATCTTTTTGGAACATACCGCCGCCGCGAGGCGCGGGGCGCTGCTGGAATTGGCCAGCTGTCCCGTATGGTCCAAGAAGCTTCTTATCTCTCTCAACGACGTCTATTGGGAATCTTTCGGGGAAGAATAGCTCGCCCTCTTCTTTTCTTGGGTCTTCCCAGCCTATTGAAGTAAAGCATTTACGCTCTGGCTCAAACTCCATGGGAATGCAAAGGTGTTCATACCCGTGATCGCCATCAAGAATGATTCCTGAAGGATCTTTTTCATGCAAGCGCTGCATGACTACTACAATTGCCGACTTTTCAGGGTCACTAAGCCTGGTCGGCAGCGCTTCCAAAAATGTTGCTTCAACAGCTTTTAGCTTAGCTTCTGACTTAGCGTCATCGACCGACAAAGGATCGTCAAGTGCCACCCTGTCGCCCCTGGCCCCAGTCATTGAGGTAAAGGCCATTGCTGACCGCTCCCCAGACTTATCGTTGCCAAATTCCCTTTTGGCGTTTTGGTCCGTTACCAGCTTAAATTTGTCGCCCCAGTTCGATTGATACCACTCGGAGGCTATCAGATTCCTGCACTTCCGGCTGTCTCTAATCGCCAAAGGTTCTTTGTGCGCCGTGCCTATGAAGCGCTTAGAGGGCTCTTTGATCCATTCCCACGCAGGCCAAAAAACACCCGTTGTTAGGCTCTTCATGGAACCAGGGGGGACATTAATAAGAAGCCGCTGGATCTCTCCGCTGGTAACGGCCTCTAAATGCTCGCATATAGCCTCTATGGCCCACCCTACTTTTAGTTCCGCTGAAGGCTCTAGAACGTGCCAGCCGTACCTTATGAAGTCCATTAGACTTCGTTCTGCCAATTCCTTCTTAAAGGCCGCTATGTCTGTCGCTGTGAGCGAAACATTCATTCTTGCTCCGAAGCAGCGATTAGCTCTCTAAGCGTCTCAGACTTTAGCTTGCCAAGATTGTACGTCGTTTGAGGCGTCATAGAGCCATCAGAACTTGTATGGTCTACTCTTTCACCGTAGGCCCTAGGCTTTAGCTTTGCGGCGGTCCACTTCCTAGCCTCGATTTGAAGTCGCGCTTTTTGCGGGTCTTCGCAGTTGTCCGCAATAGAAATGATCTCTTCGGCGTAAAAGTCAGCACATTCTTGTTTCGCGCGCGTGTATTTGTCAACCAAAGTTTGATCACCGTCTAACCATTTGTAAAAAGCCGCCCTAGAGGGGAATTCTTTACTTTCACAAATTGTAACTAATGATTTACCTTGCGCGATCTTGGCGCAAATTCCGTCAAAGATCTTTTCTGAGTACTCTACCATATAGAGCGCTCTTGCTTAGGAGTTAGCGTCGCCTTCCCCATGATGTTATCCCCTCGGGATTGTTATAGATGTTCGCTCATCGAGCGTTGATTGTGATTGCGCCGTCTTCGTCTTTAGTGCCGATGCGCTCTAGGACGGCAGACACGTTTGCCTTAGATTGTCCTGTGTTTATCTCGTAAACGTTGCCCGATGGCCTTTGATCTTTTGAGTGGCCTGTATAACCGCCGCACTTAAATCCTGCTGACGAAAACCTAAGCTCGTCTAGCGCGGCCAGCTCGTCTATGTGCAATTTTCTGACAGCTTCGCCTAGATACTGCCCCTGCTTTATCGCTTTGGCGAAATCTTCGTAGGCGTTAGCCCATTTCCTGGCGAACTTTAGAGCGCGAAACAATAGGGCTAGTTGCTTGATTTTCACAGGGGGTTCCCTTTAAAGCAAAAGCCCCGAAAGCTTCTAATAATCTCCCTGGCGGACCAGAGGCTTCGAAGCAATCAGGGCTATTTCACAAGACGCCTTGGCTATATCCGCACTCTGTCGGAAACCTCTTGCGAGGCGCGTAGGGTCACGGCATGTGCCGCCTTGTTTGAACACCTATTGACAAAGAGAAAGCCCCGAAAGTTCCTACTTTAGACCCCACGTGATACGCAAGGCTTCGGAACATTCAGGGCTCCTCAAAGGCCTAAATTGCAGAGAGACGCTTAAATCAGGGATCAAACCAATAATTCACGGCGCGCCGATTCTGGGCTATCACATGCAAAGCGCTCTGCCTTGTTCGCCTCGCAATAGGTTAAGTCACCCTACAAAACCCTTCTAGAGGCGCTTCAATTGAGAGGCGAGACGGGTGTTGTTCTCGGTTAGAGTTTACCTCTAATAACAAAAGGCTGAGCTCACTACCACATGAACCCAGCCTTGAGCTTGTATAACTAAGAAAGAGGTGCCTTTGTGCCTTTTGACAGTTCTTCTATCTTATAGATTTACCCCATATCACCTTTTACCCGAGTCGTCAAGTGCTGGCGTCCATCTGTCACCGTGGCCAGATATACTGGCTCTTTGTTGTTGAGACGGCAAACCCCAATAATCCGCCAGTGCGTCTAACCCTGCTTTAAGAACGTCTAGCGCTTTTTCAGGACTTGCCGAAAACTTGAGGCGGGTTAGGTCTGCATTGCCCGCTTTTGCGTTAAATCGAAAGCTGTCTAAGCCCCTGTTATCGGCGCAAACAGACTTTGTTACAAATGAACACAGTGTCCCCTCTTGCTCAATGACAGATTGCGCGGCGCTGAAGCGTTCTTTAGTTATCGAGCATTGCTCGTCTATCTCGTCTGGTGTTTTGCTCTCTCGGAGGCTATCTGCGCCATATTGAGCAATGCGGTCTCTGGGGCTTAAGTCACAAAACCCCGCACCATGGTAGAGTGAATGATAACGAACGGCGGCGTCATGCTGTCGATCTGTTAGCCGACCATTTAAATTCAACTGCCCCACAACCGTTTGTGTCTTAGGCTCTTTAACAAGATCAATGCCAAATTGCGCTATTCTTCGCAGAATGTTTGGGTTGTCATGCAGCTCTCTTGGAACGTTAGGCATTTTAGGCTTAGCCGCTGCTCTACTCTTTCGAGCTTTGCCCTTCACTCGTAATGTCGGCATTGGAATTGATCTTGTTACGTCTACCATAAAAACCTTCTGCGACATTGATGATAGCTTGCTTTGCGAAAGGGTCATGAACTTCATCAATAGGTATCATTGCAACACCGTGATTTTTCCATGCTGCGACTCTCAACGCCGCATAGTCTTCATCATCCCAAGTTTTGGGTTGTGACCGGCCTAGCTGTGAACTTAGTTCAGTCATTGGACAAATGATCGTTTTTCACAAGTTACGTTATACCATATTGGCGTCTTATGTTCAATAACGGTAAATATTTGAAGATCGTTTATGAAATTTCAGGCTAATTTAGTTATTGACATCTATGAT